AGTATTTGAAAACCAACCAACTATATTATTTGCCCAATATCCACCAACAGCAAAAACAAGATTAGCATTTGCTGATGCAGTACCTACCACTAGATTACCATTATTACTTGTTGTACCTTGTACAATCATATAACCATCATGTGCGTACTGTGATGTTTGTTGATTTGTAACGGGATTCCATTGAGAATTATTAAGACCAAAATCAATAAAACCTTCATTATCAGTACCATCATCTGCGGTTAAAATAACGTCTGAAGTGCCATATTGATTAAAGTTTTGTGTATTAATCTGCATGTAACTATTAACATTACCAGAAAATTGTGCTACTGTGTTAGGTAATGTAATCGTATTGTTACCAACATTCAATTGATTATTCAAGTATAGTTGTTGTGCAAGAGTATTTCCGCTAAACTGAACTGTTTTACTTTGAGATACATCTACACCAATAAACGTTGCGTTGCCGGTATTTGCACCTGCAAATGTTGTTAAAACTGGTAGAGCTGAAATTTTTACTGTTGACATTTATTATCCTAATAGAATGTATTGACCATCTTCTGTTATAATTTGTGAGTTACCATCTTCAGTTGAAATGTATGGCTCAAAATCTTGACCAACAACACCACTAACTAAAATTTGATTTGCGTTTGCTAACGGAGCTTTCTTGACGGCAACGTTAGAGCTGAATGTGTAATTTGAATTTGCTCCCAAATATACTAAACTGTTTGCATAGTCTACCCAATCAACAACACCAATATGATATGCAAACTGACTTAATGAATCGCCTGTTTGAATAACATCGATAATTGGGTATTGACCATTTGTATAGTTTCCGTTATTATAAACGTTATACACACTTGTATAGATACTTGCTATATTTATGACGTTTGATGATGAGTTACCACTTGCAAAAGCAACATTAGGGAATCTTGACCAAACACTATCTACAAATGTAATTGTATTTGATGAATTATTAACACTTGCAATTTCAGATGTGATTGTCAGGTTATTTGATGTGGTCATTGAGAATGTATTTGCATTTGACAAATAATCAGTCAATGTATTACCTGCGGATAAACTTGTAAACGTTATTGTGTTACTTGAGTTTTGTACATATGCAGGCCACAACCATAATTCAGCAAATTCACCACTCCCACCAGTAAATGAAACTGGATTTGTTGGAAATATACTATAATTACCAACATTACTTATTGCATACGATGATATTGAACTATCTATTCCCGTATTACCTGTGACAGTAATTTTTGCTGGATAAACACTCGTACCACCAACAACTGTTAAAACGTCACCTACATTATAACTTGCACCACTATAATACATATTTGCAGAAACAACATACTTGTTATCTGAAACATTAATTTTACCTTGTGGGTTGTTTGTCCCTACAATATTACTAAAATATTTTCGTGAATTTAATTCGTTGGCTAAAATATATGATGCTTCAGCCTTAGATTTCAGAGCAAATCTACCAATCAAATTAATACCGGATGGATGTAAAAGATTTAGTAACGTATTTCTATAGTCTGAGATAGCTCTTTCAACAGTAATTCGATAAGTAAAATTATTATAGTCTGAGCTTTGCAATACGTCATATGAACTTAATTGTCCTGAACTATCGAGATATTGTCCTTGGCCAATTACAAGACCATTTAAATATTTTGCTGTTGCATCTGCGTTTCCGTCACCATAGTTTCTAACACCGTATTGATTGTAAGGTGATGGTATATATGTTGATGTTGTATATGCAACGTTTGCCATCGTTATTGAAACACCACCAGAATTTGCAATCAATAGCGGTTGAGCTGGATTAGGTTGAGATGTATAATTGAATACACGCAAACTATACAAAGATTGTGACGGATTATAATTTTGTTGTAGCAAAGAAATTGAATTGACTGTTGCTAGATATGTGGCAACATTAACGTTTGCACCTTGATAGACAACTTGACCTAATGTTGGTGGTTGTGTTGCACCAACATTCGATACAACAATATCTTGAACTTTGAGTGAAACCTTTGGTGCAGAAACATAGTCTTCACCACCATCAATCAAATTGATTGTTGTAATTGCACCTATTCGATTTAACGATAATGAAAAAGTTGCACCAGATCCCAATATACCTGGTGTATATAAATTAGCACCATAACCTGTTGAAGTATTAATCGTGACTGTTGGTAAAACACCACCAACATAACCTAATCCACCTTGAGGTAACCCTGCGGTTGCTTGATACATTACATTAGTTACGTTACCATTTGCGTCAACTGTAAGTCTTGCATTTGCACCATAACCATAGCCGCCAGAAAAAACTATAGTATCATTACTTCTATAACCAGTACCAGTATTTGCTATTTGAATAGGGGCAAGAATACCTAACGCAGTTACACTACCAATAATATTATTAGTCGTATCGTTTGATACATATGAAGATAATGCAGTAACTGATGGTGGTGTTGACATGCCGCCACCACCATTATTTAATAATATTGAACCTATTGGGTTTGTATCAAATGTGGTAAATGTAAAAGAATTAGCAAGAGATGCATTTGCATTTGCACTTGTATTTGCAGTTAAAAATGAATAGGTATCGCCAATTTTAAAACCATTTGATTTTGCAATAGAATCAATTGGTAATTTAATTGTGACCGTATTATTACTTGTTACTGAGAATACAACCGCATTTGCAAGAGAAGTTTCTTGACCAGAAATATAAATTGTTGAAAAACCATTACCAGGATATAATTGTGTTGTTGGTGAAATTGTGTACCCATAGCCACCGCTAACAACTGTAATACCTTGAATAGAACCAGTAGTTACTTCATTTACATCGGCTACAGCACCGATAGGGTGAGCAATATTTGAATTTAAACCACCATAAACAATAACAGGATCGGCAACATTATAACCAAGACCTCTGTTGTTAGGATCAATATTTACCGAACTGATTTGTCCTACAATCGTTGCGGTAAGAGTTTCAGCACCAACTGTATTGGCGCTAACTATATTACCATTTAGAAAGTAAACTGGTTGATTATAAGAATCTAAAATCGTAACTTGTTCACCAGATTGGAACAGACGTTCAATATCCGATATGAAGATTTCAATTTTGTTTTGAGCTACAACAACGTTTTCTATTGTTGCAAATGCTTTTGATGTTAAACCAAAAACTCTCAGATTAGTACAAAGTAGAAAGTTTAAATCGGTTGAGGCAAGTTTAATGCTCTTTGGTATATACCAAGTGCCTGATGATGCAGAGAGAACCGCATCTTTAGTATAGAAATAATCAAAATCAGAATTAAATAAAACTCTGAATAAAAATTGATAAGATGCTGGCGTACCTTTTGATTGATATAACTCTCTTGCAGTTTTAACCGCAGTCGCAGGCGATATTAATGCTTCAGCCGGAAAATATTGTAGAAAATCATTGATAAAATAATTTTGAAATCCTTCAATCGTATTATCAATGTCTGTATAATCCCAAAGACTTTTTGAAGCATATAAAGGGCCTTGAGTGCCAGTTGTATCTGCAATAGTTATCTGTGAATTAGTTGTATTAGCCAGTTCCATCCATTCGTAATACGCTTGAAGAAACGATACGAAATTATTACCATATACTGAAGTATCTAAAAGATATTCAGGTAGCTGTGATGGTATGAATAATGATGTTTTTTGGTTGCTTTGAATCATTATTTTGCAGTAACATTAACTGTGATAGCGGAAGGATCATTAGGATCAACCGTAAGAATTCTACTATATGAAGATGAAAATATTGTTGTTGCCGGATTAACTGAAATTGTTAACTGAGCTAATGGGTTATTAACTGCTATCGGATTAAAAGAATTCAATTCAACAATACCATTAATATAATCAATTGTACCAATATTTGGTTTTAATATTGTTTTTACATTATTACCATTATAATAATACAATCTCAGAGTACCGTATTGACCTTCTAATATAGCAGTTGCGGCACCACCAGCACCTGTATAGTCGTTGACATTAGGAGTAATTACTATTAAAGCGGCGGTATAACCTGAGCCAGCATTTGTCACATTGATTGTCGAAATTGAACCATTAACTAATACTGCTTCTGCTGTTGCACCCATACCGTCACCATAAATTGTAACTGTTGGGGTATATTGATACGAGTAGCCAGGGTTTATAATAGGTATTGATTGTATACCCGATGTAGTTTGTGGTAACTCATCAATATAAACTGCATCAATAATATTAGCACTATCGCTTGGATCTGTATATTGTATACCGGGATCACTCGTCACACCACTTAATAATACACCTCTTTGTAAAGGAATACCAAAATTAAACTTATATGATTGTAATGCAGTTAAACTTGGGAAAAATTTCTTTTGAAGCTGTAGTGAAAATTCACTTGCAAGAATCGATTGATTGGTATTTTGAATTGCTATTGTTAATTGCGAACCTGAAAATGTTGAATTAAAAGAATTCAGAGTCGAGGTTGTAAAATTTGCAATCGTATTAAAAACTGTAGAGCCAATTTGTGATGCTGTATATGTTGTTTGTGTCGAATCAAAATATACATTCGCAACAAGTTTAATATAATTATAATCAGGATCAACAATAACAGGAACAACTGTCATCATTGAAATTGGTGTTAGAATTTTTCCAATTATAGTTTGTTTTTGTGTTGCTGTTAATGTATAAGCACCTTTTGGTTTTAAACAAACAAAAACTTGACCGTATACTGGCGGATCATTTTCTTGACCACCCCAAACATTTACCGCATCGAAACCAAATAATTTATTTTGTTGAATCGCTGTAATATAGTCATCTTTTGTGACTGCACGACCTTGAGCGGCATATGATTTAGGTGCTTGAAATTTAATTGATGCTATTGTTTCTTTATCTGATCCTGATGTTGCAGGCACATAACCACTTACAATTGCATTATAGCCAATATTAGTCATTAACTGAAAACTATTGGCACCTGCGGCAGAAGAACCTTCAGTTGAAAGATATGATACGGTAATAATATTACCATCATTCAACTTTTTACCAAGAACACCATCACCAAATGATATATTATAATTACCGTTTAATGCCTCTTGAACAAAATAAACTGTTGAAGTACCATTTAGGTATAAACTTGATGAGGTTTGTTGATATACTTGAATTGCCGAATTAGATACTGATTGTTGAACTACAACCTTTAATGTTGTAGTATCGATTGCATTATCAGGAACTTCAAAAGTATAAGTTGGGTTGTTAGTCGAATCTACTGTAAACGAATATGTAGCTAAAACACCTTGATATATTGCTATATTATTAAATGATGCAATATTTGTTACTAAATTTGTTGCTACGGTTACAGGATTAATATTAGTAAAAACATAATTAACCCCATTTATCTGCTCGGATAAGAATGTTGAAAACGCAGGCAACGTTAGCGTTGGTGATGAAACGCCTGTTACGGTAATATTAACAAATGCAACAGGACAAATTGAAGATTTGGGTGTATAATCTAATAATTTAGCATGAGATATTACTGAACGTCTTTGAACCGCAGAGTCCAAAAACATTTCATTAGCAACCATGTTTAAGTAAAACGCATTATATTGTGTATTGTATGCGAATACATCAAGTAATGTGTCAAGTGCCGAACCCTCAAAGTTATAATCTTGAAATGTTGATTGACTTTGAAGATAAGTGATGAAGTTCTGTTTGATTCCGTTAAAATCAAGTGCTGACAGTTGAATGTTAGAATTGGCTCCAGCCATTATCTATTCCTTTGAAGTAAAAGATTTACAGCAGTCGGTGTTGTATTATTACCAATAAAAACATAAAGACTGACTTGAAAACTATCTTGGTCTGCTAATGCAGAAACATTTAATTGATAAATTGTGGCTCTTGGCTCATAATTCGTAATCAATCTCACAATCTCATCTTCAATGCTACTAGCAGTTAATGGTGAGAGTGGCTCAAATAATAATGCATAAAGACCACTACCGACTGTTGGATTAAACAGTTTTTCATAGGGTCTAGTATATAAAAGATTCTGAATTGAACGAATAACCGCCTGTTCGTTATAACTCATGGATACATCTCCTGTCACCGGATTGGGAAGGAAACGTAAATCTAAATCTGAGTATATAATTGTACTTGCCATTTTCTATTTATATTGGTGTGCCAAGTGGTACTGGAACTAATGTTGGTGATGTAGGTCCTGTTGCAACGTGTGTATGCAAATTGTAATCAACAGTAACAAATGTATCGTAAGCGGCTCGTAAAGAAGCTAAAGAACCAAATAAACCTGGCGTTGGAAGACCTGTATCGTAAATATTACCAGGAACAAGTACGGTGGGTGTTAATGCTAAAGGCCCTGCGGCTATCACACCTAATGGTGCTAAAATGCTACCTTTAGTAGAATTCACAGAACCTAATGCAGAAACACTACCGTTTACAGTTAAATCTGAATTTATGTTAACTGCATCTGCTGAAAGTGTTAATGTTCCAGAAGTTGTAATATCGGTATCACCTTCACTAATAATTTCAGCACTACCTGCAACGTGAGTTATCATATCACCCGCAACGGTTTGATTAACATTACCATCAACTTGAATGTAAGAATCGCCTTTAACATGTAAAACAGAAGGACCACCTATTGTAATATTACATTGACCTCCTATGTATACATTATTATTTTCCATTGTAATGTAATAACCATTACCAAATATTTTAGTAATTGATGTTCCATCTTGTTGCCATTCTATAAAATTATTTGCGGTTCCGTGTTGTAAACGAATCCTTTGTGCATTTGGGGTATCATCCATTTCAAAAAGATGACCGCCTCTTGTTTGTCTTGCATTATTGTAAGGATATTCAGGTTTTGCACTTGAAAACGGTTCGGTCCATGAACTATCAGGTATTGCCATAATTTAATCCTATGCGGTTGCAGTTGTTTGAGTTTGTTTGGCAGTTTGATCATCCTGAGCTTGTTGAGCTAACTTCGCTTGTTCAACACCTGCGGCGTAACTAGCTTTTGCATCAGTAAGACATTGTTGAAATTGTGCAACAAGTTCATGTAGTCCTGCTTTTATTAAGTCTTGAATGTACTTAGTCAATAAATTTATCAATGCTTCCAACTCTTTTAGGCGTTGTTTTACCATTTGTATAAAATCTTGAATTGCTTTTACCCACTTTTTAAACATTTCGATTTGTGCTTTGATAGCTTTTGCTTGGGCTTCAACATCACCCAAACCAAGATAGTCTAAAATTGCTTGTCTTAATTCGGCAAGAGCTTTTAAAATTACCATACGTGCTTGTGCAATTGCCATACCTATACCACCGCAAACATCACAAACATGAACTGTATTTTGATTTGCATTTGCAATCGCAGTACCTGCAGTAATTCCTGCCGCAGATGGTGGTGTTGTACAACTCGCATCTGTTGTTAGGCCAATATTAGAATTAGGGTTGTTGCTTGCCGCTGTCGATGAACAATTTATATTATCTATTGGTGAAGGATCACCGTTAACACCTAAAGCCGCTAATGCGGCTTGAACTTCAGTTACCGCTTTTTCAGCTACAGTAGCAATTGAGACCGGCGGTGACAAAGGTTGATTTGCATAATATCTTCTTGCCTGTTCTAATGTTGAAACTGGTGTTGCGCCAGGATTATCACCAACAGCCCCTACAATTACTTCCGGTATCGCACCTTGTGAACCTGCTTCAGTAGGCACCGGATTTGATAATGGTATTTGTGAATTTAAAAGTTCGGCTTGTTGTGCAGTCGAAAGATATGGACTACCTCCTACTGCGCCTGTTGTTGTTGAATCTGCCATAAATTACTCCTTACCCTGGTACATCAGTTGTATTTGCTTTGGGTAAAATACCCATCATTATTGGGAATTGACCTGACTCTCCATCCATGAAGAATCCCATTACCCACTCACCAACATTTGGTGTTTCAAAAGAACTTGAATTATTTATAGGTAGTAATGGATGTGCCCAAGGTAAATCTTTATCGGCAAGTAACTCTTTGTATGGTGAATGCCAACCAAAAATTCTAACACGACATCTACCTACTGTTAGCGGGTCGGCATTATCAACAATAACACCAACCCACCAAACAAAACCATTAAAACCAAAAAAACTATTACGGTTTGACATTTTGTATTCCATTCACAGCATTTTGAAATCCTTTTGTTAAAGGATTTGGTGGTGCAGGTAAGAATTGTGACTTATCTGAACCAAAACTTTCTTTAATCATTTCAATTATCGTTTGATACTCTGTATTATTAACAATATGTCTTACCGCAGTTACCAAATAATAGCCTGAGTAAAACACATCTAAACCTCTTGAATCCGAATTCGGTGTTGTCAACTGTGTTGGCGTTAAATCAAAACAATTAAATTGTAGTTTCATACCAACATATATTTGACTATCACCCGGTATTGAAACCTTGATTTTCATATAGTTATTTAACCCCAATTGTGCAACTCGATTGGGTAAATAATCTTGTACGTGAACATCGTGTGCAACTGAATCATTTTGTACCGGATCTGTATAATATATTTTTTGATTATAATTACCGGGTACTATTCTCAAAGCACCAACTTCAGTCCTGATATCATTAGGCGGGTGATACATTGTGTCACCCCAACGATTTGTTAATGCAGTCGTTAATGGTGACATATTTAAAGTTTTAGCTAACGGAAAATAAAGATCATACATAAAATCATTGGCAATAATATTTCTCGTTAACGGGTCAATAGTTAAAACTCGATTATGAAAAGTACCTTGAGATGTTGCTTCTAAAACATCAAAAAACTTTATAACTTGCATATGTATAACATTGACAGCCTGATCTTTTATTTCATTTGAAATATTTTGTGGGTTGTAATACAATGATTTGAAAGAATCTTGAGAGAATAAAGTCTGCAATGACACAAAATTATAGCCGTTTATATTTTCAAAGAAAAGATAATCCGCACCTGGATTGAAGTTTGCCGGTCTAGAATACAAACTCAACCAATGTATTGTTTCAAATATTTTTTTATTTGGTAATATAAAATCATACACACCTAGAGTTGGGTCAATATAATATAGTTTAGTTTGAGCCTGTGTTGGTCTTGCCATACCAACAGTCATAGGGGTGAGTTTTAAATATGTGGTAAAAATATCATCTATAATATCGCTTATTTGACTACTTCTATATGCTTTAGATATTCTATATCTTTCTGAAATCATTAGTTCTTCAGAACAAAAATAAATTATAAATGATTCTTGATTTTTAGATGCGTCAGTTAGTCTGTCACCAATTTTATATACCCTAAAAGTTCTTTCAATCGACACATTATCATTAGTTGTTTTTTGAAATTTAAATTCAATAAACTCGGTTCCGTTCAATCTCAAACTTGAAATTATATTTGTTGCATCGTTCAATACAATTTCACCATAAATTGTACTACTATAAATGTCTTCATAGTAATTTAATTCTTTTAACTGATTTTTCAAAGGTAAAGGTGATGATAATGAAGCAGTTAAAAGATTAACATAGACTAGATTATAGTCCGATGCTAACTTAATTGATGATATTGTATCTGCCATTTTTTATTGCATCAATGAAACAAATTGTTTCTCAAGGTCATTTACATAGGCGCTATTGATAATATTAATGTTTCTCTTTGATTCATTTAATTGATTTTCATAATCTAAAATATAAACAATATTCTTATCTATGGTGTATGTTACTGTGCTACCGCTAGGAAAAGTGGCTGTACTAGTCGAAGGAATGATATTTGCATATGTTGGGGCATCAACATAGGTTGTTTTTACCGAAGTTTGTTGTGATGAGCTATCGTATGTCGTAATAGTTTGTTGATAATTGTATACTGTCGTTTGACAGTATGCGGTTACACTTTGATTATTTGCGGCAGCCAAAGTACCATACTTATCGTTTAGATATGCCGCAAAATCATTATTGTTTAAAGGCCAATCACTTTTTGGGTCTATCATATTATTTGCATAAAATATTAACCAGTATCTATATTGGTCATTATAATACTTATACGCAATATTTTCGGGTAAATCTTGTTCCTGTATTGTATATTTGTAAAACAAAAGAGGATTTAAAGACAGTTTAGGTATTAAAGATGCCCTTGCGGTAAGGTCAATTGCACCAATAATATTATTGTTTTGGTCTAATATTGCTGTAGCAGGTAAAGTTTTAAAATACTTCATTTAATAATACCTAATTTGTTCTCGATACTATTTACAACTGATCCTAGAGGTTGAGCAGTTTTTTGAGCTTGTTGGCTGCTTAAATATTTTTGATAGCCGCTAGTGACTGCTGAATTATTGATGTCAGCTTTGGTAAACATTGTTGTTTCCATCATGCTGAGAGTCATTGTAGTTTGAACTGGATAGCCATCATTAAATGCGGCCCAACCGTTAGGTGCATAATCCACTGCTACATTAGTTATAACACACTCTTTAATATTAAATATCTTTGCGGTCTGTCCTTTAGATACAACATTAGTTATACTTTGATTTTGACCTAGAAAACCAAGACCAACATTGTTGAGTGATTTTTGCAATTGATTGATAACTGAACCAGCAATACCATTTTGACCAGTGAATACCATTTTTACACTCATTAATTGCGGCGGTGTCAAATAACGTCCTGGGTTAGTTGAATCACCATTGACTAATCCTGGTGATGAAAAATAAGTAAACGCATCAATAATATTATTAACAGTTTGTGCTTCAGCCGAACTTTTTGGGGTAAAGATGAAGGTCATTGTAAAATTTCTAAAATCACGACCTTGATATATCAATTGCATTTGTGGGTTTACATATTGTCCTAATGACTGATTTAATAGTCCTGTAATCTCAGTATTGTTACCACCTAATACACTTGTAACATCACCTAGTTTTTTAGAAATTGCCGATTTAACATTCGGATCATCTAAAATTTTTGCGGCAGTTATATTTGAAATACCGTTTTTAGATGCCTCTTTTAAAGAATCTGCCGCACTCGCAACAAAACCTAATTTCCCCAATGTTTGAGTCATACTTACCGAATTATAACTTGAATCCCATGATGCATGAAGAGTATCGGGTAAATATAAAGAAATTGTTGCAAGATTTGAACTTTTTTGTCTTGGTTTATATGTCGTGGCACTAAAAGCAGACTCAAATGCTTTAAACGCCGCAGGTGCGTTACCCACTAAAAATTTCTCAACCTCTAGTGCCGAATCTTGAAGTGCTTGTAAATTTGCTTTTGTAGGTTCCGTTTGATAGGCACTTTTATCATTGTTAAAAACTTGCATTACTTTTTGACTTTCTTGAGCTATTGTTTGTCCTGCTTTTGCCGAAGAATTTGGTAAGTCATTGTACGCCTCTACGAATGGGGTATCCCAATCATATATTGAAAATTGAATAGCATGATTTAATGCTGGATTCGTAGTTAAATCTGAAGGGTAAACAAAATTGCCAGCACCTTCATTTTGAAAAAGTTTAGATAGAGGACCAGCTAACTGATTAAAAGGTAGCTGAATGCCATTAATTGAGGGATTTGTAAAAAAAGACATGTGCCTGAAAATAGAGTTGTAACAAGTATTTATATCATAAATAACGAGACATTCAACAATTGGTAATAATATGGCTTATAGCGGAAAATTTATCCCAAGAAACCCACAAAAGTATCGTGGCGACCATAGAAACATACAATGGCGTTCTACTTGGGAATATAGATATATGAAATGGCTTGATGAAACAGATGCCGTTGTATCATGGGCGAGCGAAGAAATTGTAATACCTTATAGAGATCCTGCTGATGGCAGACCTAGGCGTTACTTTGTAGATTTCTATGCTCAAATTAAAGCAAAAGACGGTACTATTAAGTCTTATTTAATAGAGATTAAACCAAAGATGCAAACTGTTGAGCCTAAAGTTCAAACAAGAAAAACTAAAAGATATATCAATGAAGTTTATACTTATGCCGTAAATCAAAATAAATGGAAAGCGGCTACCGAGTATGCTTTAGACAGAGGTTGGGAGTTTAAAGTATTTACCGAAGATGACTTAGGACTGTCTAAATAATAGATGGCATCAAAACTAACAATACTATCACAGCAAAGAGAAAAACTCGGTCATGGTGTAATGACCAAGGATTCTTTGAAGTGGCTCGGTCAAAAGATTACCGAGCTAAGAAATCCTACATTAATACCATCTGCAATTAAAAAAGAAGATGTTCGTAATGTTAAGAGTGTTCAGACTGGTGCAATGTATTTTTTCTATTATGACCCAAAACTAAAAGAAGAGTTACCATATTACGATAGATTTCCGCTTACATTGATACTTGAGAAGTACAATGATGGTTTTTTGGCATTAAACTTACATTACTTACCATTTAAATGGCGAGTGGCATTTATGTCAAAGCTAATGCCGTATGGAGCTATCAGGAACAAGCAAGAAGAGGTTGCAAGATTACATGTGACTTACGATATACTTGAGGCTACACGCACTCTAAAAGAGTTTAGACCCTGTTTAAAGCGTTATTTGTATGACCATATGCAATCAAGGATATTGGCAGTTCAACCAAACGAATGGGATACCGCTTTAGCATTACCGATTCAGCAATTCAAAAAGGCAACCGCAAAAGAAGTGTGGGCCGATTCATTAAACGAGATAAGGAATTCATAAATGCCGTCATCCATCAGTAAATTTATTAGTACTTTTGGGCAAGATCCAGCTAGAAAGTTCATGTATGATGTGACAATACCGGTACCTCTAGGGTTAGCTGATTATGCTAGTACAGGTAGAAATCTTACATTTCGTTGTGATTCTGCCGTATTACCTGGTAGAAATATTGAACTTACAAATAAAAAGATCGGATCTGCACCTATTGAAAAGTTTCCGTATCACTCAACATATAGTGATGTTACATTAGATTTTATTTCAAGTTCTGGTATGGATGAAAGAGTTTTCTTTGATGCTTGGCTTGATTATATAAATCCGTCTACGGATTTCAATTTCAATTATAAATCTACTTATGCAGTTGATCTATTAATTACTCAATACGACATGGCCGGTAATAAAACATATCAATCAAAATTGATAGATGCATATCCTGTAACAATAAATCAAATGGATTTATCATGGAATACTGAAGATGTGCATAAAGTTACCGTTCAATTTACATACACATATTGGTTGAACAATAACATTAACCCATTGAGTTTAAAGTCATTAGGACAAACAGTAAAACAAGAATTATTAACATTTTGATTGGAGATTATTATGGCATTGCCTAAAATTGATACACCAACGTATACGTTGGATTTACCGTTAAGTAAGAAACAAGTTATCTTTAGACCTTTTTTAGTAAAAGAGCAAAAGAATTTAATGATGGCTCTTGAGTCTGATGATAAAGATACTGTAGAAAGAAACGTCAAACAAATTTTAAATAACTGTACTATATCTACTGATATTGATATTGATGAGTTACCGGTAACTGACATTGAATATTATTTTATTAACTTGAGAGCTAGGTCTGTTGGTGAATTTGTAGAAAACAAATATGTTTGTACAAATACTGTAGACGATAAGCAATGTGGTAATAAAATGGAAATAAAATTAAATTTGCTTGATGTTAAAGTTGAAATGCCGGAACAAAAAGATTTAATTGACCTTGATGGCAAATTATCAATTAAATTAAAGTATCCTAAATTTTCAATTATATCAAAACTAGCAAATAAAAATTCTACGGTAGAAGTTGCATTTGACATTATGATTGATTCTATAGAATATATCTTTGATGGTCAACAATATTTTTATGCGGTCGATAGTACTAAAGAAGAACTTAGTGAATTTATAGAATCACTTAGTCAAGAGCAATTTAGTAAACTTGAAGAATTTTTTGAAAATTTACCAAAAATAAAACAACACGTTGATATGAAATGTTCGAGATGTGGATTTGACCATTCAATGGATGTGGAGGGTCTTGAGAATTTTTTCGGATAATGTTCGGTTATGATAGTCTTAAGAACTACTATATGACAAACTTCTCTCTGATGCAACATCACAAATATAGTTTAACCGAACTTGAATCAATGATACCTTGGGAGAGAGATATTTACGTTACTTTGTTAATGCGATATATTGAAGAAGAAAATGAAAAGGCAAAACAAAGAATGAAGAAGTAATAAATGCAAAACGAGTTATTCAATCAACTACTTTCCGAGGGTAAATTAGGAGTTATCCTTGAAAATGGTGGGGCCAATCTTACTACAGCACAGATACAAAAAGTTAAAGAAGCCGCTAAAGAACAGGCGAACATGACTTTAGAAGAAGTGCAACGCAATGCGGATATCTTACATGGTATTCGTACACAGCGTAATGTTCGTTCGTCTGATGTAATGAATGACTATACCGGTAATCTTAAAGATAAGTTTGAGCCTCAACGTATTGCAAAAGCCATGGATGGTTCGTCAAAGTTAAAAGGTAAAACTAATGATGAAATGCAAGAAGAACCTGAGGAAGAAAAATATGAAAAGCGAAAAGATCCTAGTATATCCAAAGTTGCCCCTAGCACTCATTTAAGATTAAAGAAAGGTGATTCTGAAGCTGACATACTTGCCAAAATGTTAAATTTAATTAATGAAAATTATGTTAGAAAAAATAAAAGTCAATTAAAATCCGATAAAATGAAAATGGAAATTGACAAGAAAAAAGAAATGCAAAATAAAACGCTTCTTCATGCGTTTGGATATAAAAAAGATAAAAAGACAGATGAAACTACTCACGAATTTAATTGGTTGAAAGTTGCATCAATAGGTGCAATTGCAGGATTTGGTTTACTTGGTGCTGAAGAAGCCCATGCAAAGTTTAAAGATGTACAGAAAATTAAATTTCCGACTATCGATGAACTACTTAATAAGTCTAAAGAAGAAATGGATAAGGTTAAGTTGAAAATACCTTCGATGGGTGATAATAAAGATAATATTGAATTTGACTTTAAAGAATTTCCTTTCAAAAGTGATGAATCTATTGCCGGTGGCCCTGTCGCAAAAGAAATAGTAGATGTGTGGCAGAAAATTAAAAAATCACATCCTGATGCAGTTATTACGGCGGGTAATGATTTATATCATCGTACTTTACCAAAATATTCTAATGGCAAACTTAGTTTGCATACTGAAGGTACTGCTACTGATATTGTTATGGATAAAATGAGTAAAGAAGGTGCTGAAAACTTACAGAAAGAACTTGGCAATAACACGAGGGTTACGTATGAACCGCCAGATTTACGTCCTAACAGCAGAAACAAGAGTGGACATTATCATATTGAAACACCAAATATATCTGGTGAAATGGTAAATATTGTTAAAGTTCCTGTGCAAAAGAAAACACAAGAACCTACAATGGTTGAAAATGTAGAATCTAAAGCACAAGAAAATAAAACAAAATTACCGGAAATTGTTAAAAAACCTTATGCACTTCAAAAATCAGATGAAGTCGTTAAAGAAGCCCAAGACACTTTAGGTGAATCGAAAAAGCCTAACGTAATTGTTATTAATGAAACAACTAATATTAAACAATCAATTACTAAAATGGTTGATAGAATCAACACAATGAATAAAGAACATGATATCGCTCCGGCATTAATTAAACAAACTGGTTTAAATATTAATATGTTGCAATACAATTAGGAATAAGAAATGGATTACGAAACAGCTAGACGAGTCAAAAGTAGAAGTGTAAAAGAACTTACAATTCGAAACATTGAACAAGGTGAAGGCATTTTAAATTTTGCTTTGGAAGGATTTGGTCTTGGTTCTGCAAGAAGGGCCATAAGTTCTAAATTAAATGCATCGGTTACAGGATTAATTGAAAAAGTAGATCCATTAAATTTAGTAAGTAGTCTTTTTGGACCATTTCTAACATCATCTATTGGTAGACTTACTGGTAGAAGTCAAAAAACCAGGGAATATTTTAGGAAAAAAGCTCAACAAAGACAGCGTGAGAAAAAATATTATACAAAAGTGGCGCCTGGTCGTGCAACTAAATTACGTATGGGTGATTCTACGGTAGATATTCTTGCCAAAATGTTAAATTTGATGCAAAAAGACCATGATGAAAATTTAAAAAGATTTGAACTTGAATCTATACATAATCGAGCTAGGTCCGATTTAGATGAAAAGATGCATAAAGAACTTCTTAATATTATTTCAAATTCGATGGGAGATGTTTCTAAACCTAAAAAAGAAAAAGGTAAATCATTTTTTGAAAAACTTAAGGATGAATTAGTAAATGTTTTTGATGACCTTAAAAAGGGATTTGAAAAGTTTTCAAAAGTTATTTTAGGTATTGTTGAAGATGTTTTTATTGTATTTAAAGATATTTTTAAAGGTATTTTAACGGTATTTGAATTCTTAGGTAAAATTGGATTAAATCTAATACAAATGGTTTTTTCAGGTGTAATGGAAACTTTTGGAAAGTTTTTTCCTGGTATTTTAGCATTGTCTAAAGTTCTTAATAAATTAAAAAGTGCCTTTATAAGTAAAGTTATTTCATTCGAACAAGAATTAGTATCAATTTGGAAATGGATCGTTGTATTAAGTCGAAGAATTAGTATAGCTAACAAAAATACTAAAGGTAAAGTAATAAAACTAGCCGTTGATTTAGGGATGAGTGCTCTTGTTGTCGATATTGCAAAATCGAAAACAGATGATGAAAAGCGAGAAAAAGTTTTAGGATATGCACAGGAGCATAAAGAAGAAATCGAAAAAGATCCTGAAAAATTTGATGTCATTCAAGACCTATATGATATTGCATCAAGTTTCGGTCTTGATGAGGTTTTAAAATTATCTTCTATGGTTGCCGAAAAATATTTTCCGACTGCTAAAGGTATGTCGAATTTTTTTGCGGAAAATTTAAATAAACCAAAAAGTTTTAAAGATTTTGCGACACTTGGATTCTTAGATAAACTAGGCGTTAAACTACAAAGTGTGACTACTGATGATTTTGATAATATTTTAGATTATGGCAAAAAAGCCTATGAATACATGAAAGAGAATAACCTAACTCCTGAAATGGCTAAAAAAGACCAAAAATGGCGTCAACTTGTAATGAGTTACAGAAATGAAGTTTTAATTCCTTATTTAAAAACAGCAGGAATTGAATATAAAGGTGAATATCCAGAAGACTTTAGCTCTAGGTTTGTTTTAGGTGATAAACCACTTTTTACGGTTTCTTCAGCAATTGAATCTCACGATAGAATTATTGAAGAAAAAGAAAAAAATCAAAAAGATAAAGAAAAAATTGAGAAATTAAGAAATGATTTTGAGAAATCGTTAGGTTTAGAAAATATTGATCCTAAAAAAATAGAGCAAGACATACTGAGTATGAGTCATAAGTTATCTGATATGGCTTCTGGTAAACTAGAAATGTTACCAGGTATGTTACCAGATTTTTCCGATATTACTGAAAAACTTAGAGGTACTGTTGATAGTGTATTCAGTAAACATGAAGGCGCAACAATTATCAATAAGGTTACTAATAATCTTGGTACAGAACCAGAAATGAAAAATATAACAGGTGACGGTATAGGTCTTGTAAGAACTACAGAAAGTTCTTTACGTCAATGTCAATCTAATTACGCTATAGCCTGCTAACAAAAAACCCACCTTGCGGTGGGTCTAAAACTCTTCAGAAGACACTTAAGAAGAAAGAGTTTTAAATGAGTTCGTAGTCTTCCTTACCACATCCACACTCTGGACATTCAAAATCTTCAGGTAATGTTTCCCATTTACCTTCAGTCTCCTCATCATGTATGTGTCCACATACTAAACATACGTGTTCTTTCATAGAGCCTCCAATACTTTAGTGTATGCATCAGCGTGTCTTTTCTCTACTTTAGCAAGAGCCGCAAACTTCTTTTCAGCCTTCTTTAGAACTTCTTTGAATTGTTCAGCGTGTTCTTTAGATTCTGCAATTTGTTCTTGTATCTCTTTTTGGGCTTCAGATTTACCTTCTGCAACTGCAATAGAATAAAACTGAGGATACATTTCTGTAAACTCATATGTTTCACCATCGATTGCCTTCTGTAAACATTCTTTAGTTGAAGGCTTACCGATTAACAATTCTAAATGGCTCCATGCGTGTAAGATTTCTTGGTCAGCAGTATGTTCAAAGTGTTTTGCAACCTCTTCAAAACCTTCTTCCCTAGCAATCTTTGCAAAATATCTATACTTGATATGTGCCATGGACTCTCCTGCCAAGGCACTCTCAAGGTTTTTGAGAGTGACACTCATATTAATCTTCCTCTGCTAATTTTGCGAAATAATCTAAATCGTCATCTTCAGCTAACTCAGGTTCAGCACTAAACGAACGTTGAGCAACTTTAGGTGTCTCTTTGAGAATTTCTACTGTTGTTTTACCGGCAGTATCTACTAACCCAAGAACTTTGTCAAGGCGTTTCTTCAAGTCATCATATGATTTAAACTCTTTTTCACCCACAAGAACTTGTAGTGAATGTTCAGAGTTATAAATCTTTTCTAGTTTTGCATCATCTTCACTCAATGGTGCTGGTGTAGCAAACTCAGACTTATCATAAGATTGATAGCCATCAACTTTACGAATCTTCAATTTGAAGTTCGCACCTTTCCACAAATCAAATGGGTCGAATGGTTTTTCATCAGGGAATGTAGGATTCCATGCTTCTACCAATTTTTCATAGATTTTCTTACCGTACTTGAATAAAAATACTTTACCTTCATTCTCTGGATGCTTAGGGTCAGAAACAATGTATACATTAGATACGTAATTTAACTTACGCTTTCTATCTCTTGCTACTTGTTTGTTTGCCTCGATGCCAGAATTCCATAACAAACTATTACTCTCACAAACAGGACAATTCTTACCTTGAGTTGTCAAACAATTATCAATTAACCAGCCACCAGGACCTTGAAAGCCATGATGCCAGTATTTGACCCATTGTAAACCATCTTCACCATCTTGCGGTGGTGTAGGTAAGAAACGTATTTCAGCCATACCATTACCAGCCTTATCGACTTCTGGTTTCCAAAATAGTTCTTTGTTTGATGCACCATCGAATGAGGTGTTGAGTGCTTCAGCGGCTTTTGCAAGACGGTCTAGATTTGAACCTTCTTCCGCTCTTTTCTTTAGTTTAGAAAAATCTACCATGTGTATTTCCTTTCGTTGTATACGTTGTATTTTCGTTTGATTTCACAGTTTTCATAATATAGTCTATTTATAAGAGTTTTTGTAACTCTTTTATTGTTTCTTTGGCATTTTTATGCCAAATTGCAATTCCACCGGCTTCAATCCAATCGTCAATAACACTTCTAGTGTCATCAATAATGATTGAGTCCTTATTCGCAAATTTGTACTTGAGAGCCTTACCAGGTACAAAATGTCTTGGGTATTCGATACCGTATTTCTTTAACCATATAGTCTTCTGTTCAGAGATTGTTTCGTGCGAATCTTCTCTTGCAGATGAGGATAGAATGTGTATAGGAGGGTAGGCTTCATTTAAGAACTGTATGAGTTCTTTCATGTCTTCCATAGGCTCAAGTGTTTCAAATTGACGAGTCTCGATGAAATGTGTAAAACTCTTACCGAATGTACCTTTACGTTCAGCCATATCGGTATGATTATTATACAATTCTTGATATCGTTTTTGAAAATCACAGATGACACCATCCATGTCTAAGTAAATTGTTTCAATCATAATAAATGTTCCTTCATAATATCTCTACATTGATCCTTATCAAATTTTAAAAATGGGGTATATTTTAAAATAAGATTTCTTTTCTGAGGCCATATTATAGTTTCAGAAATCTTTTCCGACCACATTGTGGTAAACTTTAATATACTTTCCATGATACATATTGTTTCAAGTTTGATATCGCCGTGTAGCCATTCGGAAAGTAATTTTGGGTATTCACCATGATTCACTTTCAGTAGCTCAGATGGGTTATCTTTAACTAAATCTTTTAAATGCATTATATCTTGTTCAAACGCATATGTCAAAGATTGTTTTGTTTTTTGCCATTTGCGGTAGACTTCATCAGATTCTGTATCAAGTAAATCACCAGCCCATTTCACATTTCGTATCAAGAAATTAGCAACTAAAAAATCCATCAATTCATCATAGGAGTATTTTTTTGCAAGTTTGTAGAATTGAAATTTATCTTTTCTTCTTGCAAACTGATCCTTGGTAACATTAGACTTTCCGTTATACTTAAAATAATCATAAGAATCAGTAGTAAAATGGAGTTTGATGGCATTATAAAGTGAACAAGCCGCAAAGCCTGTATTCTCATCATTCATATTGGTAGTTTAGAAGTTCTCTTAAGTAGATTTAATTCTTGTGCCTCATCTCGTATCTTTACTTTCAATGCCGAGGTGAGTAGTTTTGATGCCACATCAACCTCAAGGCCTGTCTGTTCACAATGCCAAAGAATTGCTTCCATTTTAGATATTCTTTTGTCTGTTGATATTGTTTCAATCAAAAGAGAAAAGTCGCTTATTTCAGATTTAGTTGGTGTTGTCATAGTATAATTATATCACAATTAAGTTAATAAGTCAAGTTAATATTTTGCATAAAACACATGATTGCCAATTATTTTTACTGGATGAATATTTGTCCAACCAGGATGTACATATGTGGCATGATAGAACATCACATTTGCTTTTGCAATGTCTTTGTGCAATATTGGTTCTGTTAATGCTTTTCTGGCAACTATAACAGATTCTTCCCATGCATATTCATTACGAACAGGATAAGATTTCTCGCATGTCCATGTGAACTGGCAAGTTTCACCAGTCTTTTGATACACTACACCACATATATCCGATGGATAGTTTTTGTTTTGTGTACGATTCATCACCACTTGGGCTACTGCTAGTTTACCTTCATAAGGTTCCATAGCGGCTTCATAATATAAGTTTTTTGCCATACAAAGTATTTGTTTGTTGAACTCTGCTTTAATTGTATCTGTTAAAGTAGAGGGTTGTTTAGCATTAGTTGTAATAAGTGTCAATGCTAAAATAAAAATGATAGTTTTGCTAAAAAACTTCATTAGTTCTCCTGCTGATTGAGCATACTCTGATGAGTTGCTGGCCTTCTATGTAGTTTGAAGGATGGAATTATGAATAGCGTAGATTCATAATAGGGGTTTTTATGAAGAACCCCATAACTTCTCTAATTATTTATTAGAATGATACTTTTACACCGGCAAGATATGTATTGCCGTTAAAAGATTTTGTAGTAGATCCACTTGCACTTGCTTCATAACGATAGTCGGCAGTTAATGCAACGTCCTTAAGAACATCAACTGAAACGCCAGCACCAACTACACCAGCAAAGCCGGTATCTTTAGCTTTTGTATTGAATTGATTGAGTCGTTGATCTATGAATAAACCACCAACTTTAACAGTAGCTGTAGCAGGACCGAATTTTGCAACATCGTAACCAGCAACTAAACTTAACTTTGTAGTATCTGTTTTCTGGTAGAAATCTACACCAGCAGTAGCAGATAATTTGTTAAAATGTTGACCTACGGTTAGACCTAAGCCTGCATCTGAATGGTTATTATCTGTACGGTCACTTGAACCATTAATACCCACTTCTAATGCACTTGCACCTAATACAAATGTAGCCAATAAAGTGGCTAGTAACGTTTTTTTCATTTAAACTCCTTTTAGTTGAAAAATTGATTGGTTATTCTGTTACTAGGAAACCAATCGAAACCCTAAGCCACGTTTATGCGGCTAATGCGAATAACTCATCGTTTGCAGTTATTAAATTTTGCTTTTAACGTCTACTCCTGACGAGTTGTCTGTGCCTCTACTTGTTGCCCTGTCGAAACTATGCAGGCCCATCAAAAGCATACTATCTCTACTTAAAGTTTATCAGCAAGCCGACTCACAGTATGCTTTTGGTGGACCTGGGGGGATTCGCACCCCCGTCCAAAACACTTTTCGATTTACTTCATACAACCATAATCATCTAACAGATTGCGTTTGCTTTCTCTTAAATGATTTTCTTAAAATCTTAAGCCACAGTTTTTTAGCTTTTCTTTTTTGATGCTTAAACTCTGCTTTGTTTAGCTTGAAGATTAACTTTTCAGTTTTCATTATACTCTTTTTTTAGTTATCTGTCAAGGTAAATAATATTTTTTTATGCAGTCGGGCCATATAATCCACTATATCCTGTGGGTATAGTCACAAGAGGAAAACCTGTTATAGAATGACCACCGCAACCTCCTGAACCACCACCCATATACGTTGTACAAGTTGGTGGATTGTGATATCCCGGACAACCCGCCGCACCCAAACTACCACCAGGACCACCTCTAATAGTTCTAGTTGCATGATCTATCGGTGAAGTGGTAACTATGTATGCTTGTGGATTACTTCCGCCCCCGGTTAAACTACCTGCAGTTGAATTACAACCAGTGACTGTAAAACGTGGAGTTGGTAGATATGCTGAGTGTAGTCCTCCACAACCATATCCAGCACCACCCCCACCAGCAGAATCCCAAAGTTGATAAACTCCACGGTCACCAATATATGCAGAACCACCACCACCGCCACCACCGCCAATAACACCATTATTAACTATGGTTACTGGGGTAATAGTATTCAAGGCACCACCACCTGGTTGTCCGTCTAATGGATAATTTGTTCGACAAGCAAACCAATTTGACATACCACCAGTACCACCTTTACCAACTATGTAACCATTATTTACTAGAATAACGCCTTGAGGAAAACAACCGCCAATAACTAGACCAAATAAATAATGACTAGTCGAATAAACAACAGAACATGATGGTATTACTGCGGTTAAACCAGTATTTTGAGGCCATCCTGCGTTAATAGCCAATCTAGCTAAACATGCATTTGTTGTCGTACCTATACAGAATACGAATCTGTTTGATTTACCATAAGCACAATAAAATGATATTGCAGAACCGCTTGATGGCTTGCCTAAAAGATTTCTAACCGCAGGATCATTCATTGAAATTGTAGCAGTACCACTTGGATTGTAGCCAGGTGTTGATGGTGCTAATTCGACTTCAATAGAACGTGAGGCGCAACTGCCACCCAATGACATTGCGGCTGGTGATGCTGATGCTGGTATAAGTGCCATTTATTTCTTTGCTGTTATTATCGCTGTGGATGTTTCCTTGTCAAATTTAATGTACCCTTCACAACAGATATTCCAGTCATCGTTTCCTTGACCGTCACCAGTAGTTTCATCATGTGATTTAACATCTATTCTAAAATGTTTGACAAGATATTCTTTTTGTTCGTTTTCAAAAATACGCCAAACGTGTTGCATTGAACCTCGTCCTGGCTGTCCTCTTGATTTATTGAATCTTATATGGTATTTATTCATATGACCTCTGCAACTGGACGGCAAACTTGATTAGGCACTTGATTCACCGGTATAATACTTAAATTAAAGTGAATGAAAATAAAAGCACTATCTGAGCCATGTCTACCAAAAGCATGAGGTAACCATGAATTTGAAAACATAAATGTACCTGATTTTGCAGGAAAATTAATTGCAATACTAGCCGCAGTTACTTCAGCCATGTTTCTTTCCGGTAAATTAATTTGTTTTTTACCAGGTCTTGGGTCGTGAAATATTACATTTGAGCAATCTTCAGGACATTCTAGTAAATAAAAGCCGGTTAATTGAGAACCAAAGGGATGTATATGTTCTTCATTATGCGAATGTTTATAATGTTCTTGTGCCCAAAAGTCTTGTATGTATACATTGTAGTGTTGCATATCATAGCCTTGGCTATCTAAAATATTCCAGCCAGCTTGTGCAGTATATTGTGCCATTTCTGCTATTCTTGGGTCATCATGGAATGAATTAGTCATAACTACAGGATATAATTGATTTAATTTATCACCATAGTTTTTTCTGGCTTCTCTTAAATGTTCTCTTGCAACTGTTCTTGCAGTTTCTAAGAATCTTGGTTCTTCAATCGCATAAATGATGGAAGGAAAGTACGCAAAGGCATTCATTTGTGCCTGTTCAACTGGTGCCTGTATACTTTTTTCCGCTTTCACTTTTTTCACTTTAGCCATTTAATTCTTCCTATTATAATAACGAATCGCATCAATCAAACCATTTATATGGTCTTTAGTCTTTTGTTTGAATATGATTGGTGGGTTATCTTGTACAGCCATGATAATTACCAAATTTTGTATCGGTACACCAACTAATTCTTCATACATCAATGCATACGCAGTTGTTTGCCAAAAATAGTCTTCAATATCTTCTATTGCCTTAACACGCTTTGAAGTTTTAAAGTCAATAACAGATAATTCACCGTCAAACTCTGCAATACAGTCTACACGACCAGCCAATTTTAGTTTAGTAGACCACAATGCTTGTTCTTGATAGTGTATATTATTTATTCTATTGAGTATAGGCTTTATATCTTTGAACATTTCTTTAGCATCAGGCATTGCCTCACTAAGCGGTTCATTATTAAGATAATCTTCGCATAACTTGTGTACCGATGTACCTTTGGTAGATGCTATCTTAGATATTCTATTGGCTTCTTCCTCACCAACTTGCTTACGCCAATCAAAGAACTTCTCACGAGATTTTAAACCAATAACGGTTGTAACGGAAAGAAGTTTAGTACCATCTGGTAGTGTATAAACTCTCTTTCCGTCTTTTTGTGTTATCGATTTTAAGTCTTCAATCTCTTTTGGTTTACATGTTATAAACATTAATATTATTCTCGTACATTATGAACATTATGATTTGCTAATTCATAGTCTCTTTTTTGTCTAGCATATTCTGCTAATTCTTTGATTAAACGCTGTTTTTTCATTTGTTCGTAGTAAATACGCACAGCTTTTGGCATCATTCTTTTTTTGCTCATTGGGTCTCCCATTGTTAACAGAATTGTTCTTTTTAACATTTGGGATGGTTACATTAGGCTTTTTGTCATCAACACTCCTAATTGGTGGAAGAAATAAGGCTGGAATTTGTGTGACTTTTACCATTCTCTTTGCATCTTTGTTTTATGCCCACCCTTGATTGTATTTCCTGGGATGGATTCTTTCATACGATTAATAACATATTTTTCAAAAGTCGAATCTGCTTTACCAGTACCAGGTGTACTCATACGCATACCATCACCGAAACCTGGTAAAGTCTCGGCAGAAAAGTATCTTTCTAGATGAGGATTTTGTTCTTTAAACTCATCTAGTTTAGTGTAAGACATTGTGTGAACTTCAACTTCACTTGTATTCTTATTCAGAAAATCATACATTGGCATGAAACCACTCCGGTATAGGTCTAGAATTTACTTTGCCTCGCCATGATGCGAGGTGCTGTTTGTTATTTATATAGTAGTTACGATACGATTGTATAGAATTACCTGGAACTTTTACCTCGTCCGGCATGGCAGGAAAAGGCTCATCAAAGGTTCTGTCTACGTTTTCTAATTTTTTAGGTATCATAGACAATGCGGTAACTAGACCTGAACGTTCGCATAGGTGAACTTTGCCGTATCTATAGGTATATTCTTTACACACTTCAATCAACAATGAATGTAGCCATTGATAGTTTGGTTTACTTAGTCTTGCCCATATAGCAGAAGGATGATTCAAGTGAGTTGCACTATACAATATAGTATCACGAAAATCAGAAAGA